GAATGATAATGTCATACTTCTAACACCACCGCCTTGTAATAAATCTCTTGCTTTATCATTTCCACTTGAAATAAAAGCATTTGAATCTTTAGTTGTTATATCTACTGCTTCACCATTTATTGTCATAGATGTACTTCTTAATCCACCTATTGTTGCTGGTGTACCTGTGCTATTATCTTTTAATAAAAAACTACTACCTTTTCCTGCTGGCATAATTTTATCCTCCTTTTAAATTTTTATGAATCAAAAACCATAGCCCTAAATCTTTGAAGGCCATGAGTAGTTAATCCATCATTTTCTTTTATAATATCTGAAAACTCAAATCTTAAATTTACAAGACTTGCTCCAGTTATTGTCAAACTAGATTCATGCAATAAAGCATAAATTCTACTCATAATCTCTTTTGTTTCCTTACTTCCTCTATATCTTGAAAAAGTATGAATTACAAGAGTATGTTCATTTCCTTGTAATGTTTTTGTACCATTATCTACTGATGTTTCTTCACCTACCTTTACATAGGGAAAAGCTGTGTTTTCTGGTACAAAATCAAATACATCTGTTACTAAAGATTGTAATGTACTATCACCATCTAAAGCATCAAATATTGTTTTTTGCAATCCTAAACTATGATCACTCATTTTGCTAACCTTTTAATTTCTTTTACAACTCTATTAAAAACAGCTTGTGCAATTTTTTTTCTACTTCTTTCTGTAGCTGGGAATAGAAAAGGTCTAGCTAACATTTTAGATGTACCAAACTCCAAGAAAGATGAATAAGTTGCATTACTTTCTACTTTTACTAAATCTGGATTTTCCTGTTTAACAACAATATTTCTAACAAGATTACCAGTGTCACTTGCTGGTGCCTGACCAGGTGCAGATGCTTTATGAGTTCTTCTTGGATTGTATTTTTCATAAATTCTACCAGATTTTGGTCCACTTTGTATTGATTTGATTGCTTCACCTCTTATAAGTTGTGCACCACCTGCAATAACTTCTCTAAATGGTTTTTCTAAATCTTGTTCTAAATTTTTAAGTGAAGCCATAACTTTTTTAAAACCTTTAACTTGTATTGATATTTGCATTATGTACCTACATTTTCTATTGCTGTAATTGTAATAAAATTATTGTAATCATTTTCATCATTTATTTTTACAATATTGAAAGTTCTTGAACCAAAAAGGATTCTCATAGTTGTTGTAATACCACTTCTATATCTAATTAAAAATTCAAATGTTTGTGGGTTTTGTACTTTCTCACCTGTACTTTCGTTAAATATTTCTCTACCAGCTTTTGGTGTTATTTTTGCAAAAGCAGTGACATGTGTACTTCTACCAGTTGTAAAACCACCATGATTATCTGTTGTTAAATTTGTATTCTGTATTGTAATTTTATTTCTTAAAGAACCTATCCTTGAAACACTTGGCATATTACCCTCCTAATATTGCTTGTGATCTTAAAATTCTATAAGGTTGAAGCATAGCACCAATTGTATAAGGTATTGCATTTACACCTAAACTTGTAACTGCTTCTCTGTTTTCGTAAAGGTGTGCTGTTAATAATTTTATAGCTTGTACTATTGGTTCTGGTACATCACTAGCACCACCATAACCAGCAACATATTTAACTACATAAGCATTTGCATTTCTAGTTTCTGTTACTGTTGGCCAACTCTTACCAGTTCTTAAAACAATTCTAGCTTGTTCGCTAATTGTATCTACATAATAGTTTGATGAAGCATAAGTATATTCTGTATCTGAATCATCAAAATATTTTACATGGGTTACAGAAGCTACTGGTGGTCTTGGTAATACGATAAAGTTCGTATTGTATTCTATATCAGGTGCAGTAAATACACCCTCTGGATAATTCATATCATTATAAAATGGTAATCTATCCAAATATAATTCTAAAGTTTGTGTAGTTATTGCTCTATTTAGATAAGTTTGTATAACATTTTGTGATGCTTTTATAAGTTCAGCAATCAAGCTATCATCATCACTAAAATCTACACGCATAAAAGATTTTTGGTCAGAAGTTGCTACTGCTGAAACTGTCCAATCAGTTACAATTTTAATTCCTGACATTTAAAATCCTTTATTTCTTTTTCTTACCTAATATTTTTTTAACAACTTTTTTTACTTTAGATTCAGCTTTTTTTTCTTCTTTTGCTACTTTCTTTTGTATTGTTCCAGTAACTTGCTCTGCTCTTCCATCATTAGTCCAAGCACCAGCCATTTGCATTTCTAAATCTGTTTTCATTTCGTATGTATTTCCAGCTTCGTACATAATAGTTGTTTCACCATTACCTGCAGCACCTTTTACATCTACTTTCATTTTTACTTTCATAATATCCTCCATTTAATTTTGGTTGCATGGGCGATTGCTCGCCCACACAAATATATGATTACTGATTCGCTTGACTTGAAGCTGGTCCATGTAAAGGAAACCCTTTAGCACCTACAACTCCAAAGACAGTACCTGTACCATGAGTACCACTAAAGTTTAATACAACTCTAGAGTATCTTTTTCCACCTACATAGCCAATAGCATAAACTGCATTACAGTCACCATTAGCATCAATAGTTTGGAAAACACCTGAACTATCAACTGTTCCTCCAGTTACATCTGTATTAGATGTTACATCAGTGAATGTTGCATTATCGTCAGAGTGTTCTAATTCAATGTCAACTTTGTGAGTTGTACTGAATGTAATCCCTGGCGCACCAACATTTACAATGTGAACTACAGAAGAAAAGCCTTGAGAATCAATTGCTGTGCAGTTTGTATCTGCATCTTTTACGATTGCATTTAAACTTTCGTCAAATGCTAATCCTGATTTTCCATCTCGCATTGCCATTTTTATATCCTCCTATAATGATTATGCTCCACACTGTAGAATTTGAACTGCTTCTGGTAGAATAATCTGACCGCCAATTCTTCTTCTAGCAATGTATCGCACATTTCCTGATGTTGCCTGAGTGAATGGATCTCTCATTACTGACATTTGTACTCTGTCCACAATTAAGTAGCCTCTTCTAAAATCTCCAAAAAAGACTGCTTTTGCAGATGACCCTAGATCAGCAACATCTGTTGCTTCTACATAAGGTGATCCTAAAATTGTATTAGGTACTCCGACTTGTAGTGAGAACCCTGCTTGGAATACATATTGTCCAGCCGCATCTTGTAGCTTTCTAATTGCCGCTAAAGTTGCTCTGTTAAATACGAATGTTCCATTTCTAGAATAGTCAGGTTTTACTGCGTGGTATAAAGTTATCAAAGAGTTTGCGTTCAAAGAACCACTTACTCCAGATGCTGTTACACCTACAGATGAATTTGTTACTATTCCTTCAGGTTTACCTACTGAATTACCGCTTACAAATGCGTTACCTTCTGCTTTTGCAAACTGCTCTGTAAATTCACTATTCATTTCAGCTTCAAGATTGAAGACAGAATCCTCTAACTCTTGTTCTGAAATATCTACTAAAGCGTATAATTCATGTGTTGGTATTTCCTCTAGACCTACTGCATAGCCAGTAGTTTCACTTCTAGTTCCTTGTTCAGCTACAAATGTTGCTGAAAAAGTTGCAGTTCTTTTTGGAATCTGCACTGATCTATTAGTTGTACTTCTAACTCTTGCGATTGATCTAATAGGAGATATTTCTGTAATACCTTTGATTAATTCTTGCACATATTCTGGTGGTGCAAGATAACCAGCAGTATTATCATTAGAAGCAGTCAAGACTTTTAATTCGTCTGGACCTAATGCTTCTTTACCTTGTCTTAACCATTTGTCAAAAACCTTTTTCTCCATTGAAGAAGCATCATTCCATGCTTTTCCAAACTCAGGTCTTGACATCATAGTTTCAACTTTTTTGACCCTCTCTGCTACTTCATCTTGAGCCATTTTTTGTTTAGTAACTGCTTGGTTTACATCTTCTAATTTATCTAAATCTTTTTCGATTTTTGATAGCTTGTCAGATGTAATCGGATCAGCAGAACCATTTTTTTTAATTTCTTTTAGTTCTTGCTGATGAGTTTCTTTAAATGCCTCAAAAGTTTTGCCTAGAGATTCAATAGCTGTTTTTACTTGATCGTCCATTGGTTTCTCCATTGTTATTGTTTAAT